TGTCTACAATATCTACAATAGTTAATTTTTGTTTATTATTGTTTAATCGTAAGCCTCTACCTATTGATTGTATAATTCTTATAAAACTCTTACCACCTGAACCGAAAACTATCATGTGTATATTTTTTACGTTAATACCTGTAGAAAATATAGCACTTATTGCAACGCAAATTATATTGTCTTTAACTTCCATTTCTTTAATAACCCTATCTCTTTCATCTACACCTACATCCCCTCTTATAAAGTATACAATTTTGTCTTGTAATTTATCTTTAAGGTTATCGTATATTAGTTGTCCGTGTGATATATGATTAACAAGTATTAGAGTATTATTATTAAAATTTTTACATAATGTATTAATTATATTATTTCTAAATTTATTAGTATAAATGTATTCTAATTCTGATTTGTACTTATTAGCTCCAGGTATTTGAGTAACTTTAGTAATATAATCTATATCTAGTACTTTAATAGATACCTGAGTAAGATATTTTTCTTCTCTTAATTCAAAACTGTTCTTTTCATATATTATAGTACCTAATTTGCTTATGATATTTAACTCTTCACCTCTATCATCAGGTAATGTACCTGTAAGTCCAAATTTGTGATATGTTTTGATTTCATCTACAAGTTTGCATATTTTATTCTTACCTTTTAATTTATGCGCTTCATCCACTATAACTAAATCTACGTCATTTATCCATAGATTTTCACTATACTTGCTTTGTAATATACCTATATTTGCTATGATAACATCACTACTAAGATCAGGTTCTATATTACCTGTCCATCTTGTAACGGTAAACGGTACATTATAATTTATAAACTCAGAGTGTGTTTGATTTACAAGTGATAAATCTGGAACTATCATTAATGCTTTTAGTTTTTTACCCTTATAATTGTAAAATGTACTGAGCAGACTTGCTGAGATTAAAGTTTTACCACCACCTGTACCTACTTTAATTATACCTCTACCATATGATAGTGCATTCTTTATTGTTTCGCTTTGAAAATCTCTAAGTTTAAATGATAGATTATCATAAACATCAACACCTGTTATTGTTGGTTTAACTACTTTTGGTATATCTTTATCTACATCTAGGGTTACATCAGTAAAACTTACAGAAATAAATTTACATATATCAAAAAACAGACCAGGTTCAAACATACCCGTAGGTGTTACAAAGTATTTTCTATCAGCAACAAATCTCATTCCTTTTTTTCTCATAAAAAAGGCACCTTCATTCTTTACACTAAAATGTTCTCTTATTTCTGTAAGAAAATCTCCAGTTAACCTACACAGACCACGGTTTTTTAAATAATCTATACGTATACTTTTCATTATAGTTGTTCCAATTGCATTATTTTTATGATATTTGAAACGTCATATGTCATAGATGAGAATGTCTTTTCTGTCTTTTCAAGAAATTCTATAAGTAGTTTCTCTTCACCTATTTTAATATTCATCTCTCTCATTTTATCATGATTTTCAGCAGCATTTTCTACTGTAATTATGTTTAATTTAACTGACGACTGTGTCTGTAATTCAGACATTACATTTTTCTTAAAAATATTTTTATCATTTTCAAGCTTAAACAGGTTTCGCTTATGATTAATTAATCTGCTAACCCAAAAATGCTTACGAGCGGGTATTCTTAAACCTACTTCTTTTATGTTGAACTCATCGATTTTGAGATCTTCTTCAATTTCTTTTATATATCGTTCTAACAATTCCATATCATATTATAAATATATAATACAATTATCAATGATAAGTTTTAAACAATTCTATGCTATTTTTAAAGAAGATAGCTCTTACTCAGATGGTACACTAGGTCCTGCTGCAAATGTATCTCACGATGCAATAGCAAATAGCGACTGGTATGCACCGGGTGATTATAGAATACCAACAGGTGGAAAGGTATATAGGCGTAGTGGAGTTGTAAAACGTAAGAAAAGACGTAAATACAAAAAATGATAACAGATTTCGGCCACTGGGTTAATTGTACATCAATAAACGTAGAGGAATTACCTTATGGCTTTCTATATTTGATAGAGAATAAATTAACGAATAAAAAATATATAGGTAAAAAGCAAATTAAAAGTGTAAAAAAGCTTAAACCCTTAAAAGGTAAGAAGAACAAGAGACATTTCGATATAGAAACAGATTGGAAAACATATACCTCATCGTCTAACGAAGTTAATAGTGATATAGTAACGTATGGTAAGGATAATTTTAGTTTTTCAATTATAAGATTCTGCGATTCTAAGAGTGAAATGGCTTATTTTGAAGCAAAACTACAATTTGAAGAGAATGTTTTATTACGTGAAGATTATTATAACGGAATTATAAATTTAAGAATAGGTAAGAATTGTTTTATAAAGAAGTTGAAATCTTAAATTACAAGTTATAATACAGTATGTCTGTTATATACGATGTAGCCGAAGATGTAAATATAATCGACGTAAATTCTATGTTTGTAGAAAAAACATATATAGATATAGTTAATGATTTATATAAATTAGATATTCTAAAATCTAAAATTACTATAGATGTTAAGCGAATAATATATCACCACGTAATACATGATATTTGTGAGTTATATTTGTGTAGTCCTTTTAAGAAGCCTATAGTATTGTTTAATAATACCCAGTTAGAAGATTGCTTAATTTTTCAGTACTTTACTGAGCGAGAAATTTTAGACATATTATTAAGAATATTTACAAAAATACAAACAACACTGCCTATTAGGTGCTATCTAAGCAAATATAGTGGTAAACACTTAAGATACAAAAATAACTCAAATGATGGTAGAATAATTAATATCTTAAACGTACTTAGAGAAATTAGTAACTCACCTACAAGGTATGATATAACGTTTGAAAATATTAAGAAATTTACTAAAAAATACGGATTGATATACTTAAATCAAGAATACTTTACAATGCTTGCAACTAAACATCTTTATATCCGCTAATAAATATAAATATTATTATGAGTATTTTCGATAAAAAAGCTAATCAGATCATTTCATCACTTTTACTAGAAGGTGTAGATGCTGGTGAGATGGTATTAAAGGTATCAAGACCTACAGGTAAAATAGATGTAAAAGTTAAGTGTATAGAAACACAAACAGGTACTTCTTATATAGCTGATGAAACTGTAGATGATATCAATAAAGGTGATGACGTAACAGAAATGATTGTCACTGATGGCGAAGATGAGGAATTTGATTTTAAGAAAGCTGATCTTGATAAAGATGGTAAATTATCTTCATATGAAAAAGCACGTGGTGAAGCAGTAGCAGGTGCTAAAGAAGAAGATGCTGAAGATCCAGAAATGAAAAAGATTGGTTTAGGTAAAGATGCTATTGCTGCTGTTACTGTTGCTGGTAAACTTGCTACAAAGGCCGGTGGTTTTGGTGCGGCAGCATTAACACAAAATAGAATGAATGCTGCTTATGGCGATTTAATGCGTAAAATTGCAAAAAAAGTAACAGAAATAGCAGGTAACATAAAATGAAGTTTTTAAATAAATTAGATTACTATAAAAATCAGCTCATTAACGAAGCTGATGAAGAAGCCCCATTACCTCCTGGTACTGAAGAAACAAACACTGAAGATAATCCAACACCTCAGGAAAATCAACAGACAGAAGAGCAACCAGCAGAAACTGAGCAACAAACTAAAGAGTTAACACCAGAAGGTGAAGTTCTTTTAATAAGATTACTTAAAAAAGCATTTGTAATATCTCCTAAACCTGAAGATATTGAACAAATGTCTGATATTGACAACATTAATGAAAATAATGCAAGAGAATCTTTATCTAAAATAATAAGTTTAATGAAAAAGTACTCTACAGATATAGACATAGAAATTGATTAATGAAAAAATTTAAAGAGTTTTTCGCAAAACGTAAGGTAAAAAAGAAACCTGCATACTCTAATAATGAGTACAGGAACAATGTAACTTATATAAATCAGCCACCATATGGTGCTGAAGGTAGAACACTAACACCTACAAGTAGTTAATCTTTTACTGCAGATACATATGGTATAGTATTATAGTATTCTGCAACAGTCTCTGCTTTTTTAATAGATTCTCTAGGTGTGGTACCTGGTTTAAATTCTATATCCATACCTGCATCTA